CTAACGGGTTTAAAGTAATATCTACGCTAGGAGAGCCTTGTGTAGACCCTTGGAACGTAATATCTGGCAACATACGCCATACAAAGGCGAATTGGTGCCCATCTTGTAGGTCGAACTCAGAAGACGTAATAGAGGCAGTTATAGCCGTTGTAGTGGTAGTTTCGTTATCATCTACTCCAAATTCATGGTTTACAAGGTTTTTAGTGTATGTAGCGGCTAATGGGTAGCTACGAATACCCGAGTTCTCCCACGCAGTGCGCGCCATAGTGCCGTGGTACCATATGTTTTCTAAGTAGTTGTACACCACATACCGGTCGTTAGTTAAGGAATTAAGACTAGGGTAGAACCACCATGCCTCGTTAAATTCCTCGTTGGTACCTGATACAACTTGTAGGGCTTGCGTAGCATTAAAATCATCAAATACATGCCTATGTAGTGTACAAGGCAGGGGTTTTGTGTTGCCATCGTAACTGTAAAACTTGTCTTTACCCATCCAAAAAGCCATACCATTAGCGTAAGATACGGCATTAGGGCTAGATATAGACACGTTTTCACCTACTATTTGCGCACCCCAACCCTCTAAACCGAGTAATTGCAGTGCGTATAACGCAGCATCTGTCCAAACAAGTAGCTCTTGGCGGGCTTGCGCGGCAGCTATAATCTCGCCACCCCTTGATAAACGTAGGCTACCCGCTACATTAGTGGTAGTAGGTATCCAATCAGTTGCGTCTTCTTGGTCAGACCATCGAACTAGTAGGGGGTCTAAGGTATACGTGTCATCTAGGTACGCGGTCGTACCAAAACAAAACACGAATCGGCTAATATCTGATACCAGTACCTTGTTTGCTACGGCGGGGACATCGTATTTAAAAGTAAGGGGAGCATCATTAGACACGTTTACAGCCGTATCAAGTACGAGATTTTGTTGGTCGGTTATAGTGACTACACGAACAACACCTGCGGCTCCTGTACCCCCCACAATCATACCGACACGTATTGTGCCGACGTTATCATTTATTACTAGAGCTGTGGTAGAGCCACCGCTATCGTTGTGTTTATTAGCTGTTACTGCGTCTTTATCGTCTAGGGGCACCGCCAAAGTAGTTACTGCGTTACTCCCCCTCCAGTAGTACAACGGGCCACCACGATACGCCATAATAAGGTCTTCGCCGAAGTTAGCTTGACTCCATAACCGCATGGTAGACTCAGTAGTCAGTCCAGTACCATACACGCCGTTACCGAACTCACCGCCACCCCAACCAGCTAGCGCCGTACTTAACTCATCACCTGAGTTTATCTTGTACGTAGCTGTAATAGCGTTCCCGCCCGCAGGAAAAACCGCAGGGGAGCCACCAGAGGCGCTAGCTATAGTTATGGTGTAAGACTCGGAGTAGTCAAACGACAGCGCAACGTCTTCATCTAAGGATTTAGCGGCGCTTAACTTTATTTTGTTTTGGTCTAAATCGCCGGTAGTAACATCTAAAACGTATACTCCCGTGCCTACTCCAGTGCCCGTCACTGTCATACCAATAGCGATAGTGCCAGTATTGCCGTCTAGGGTGACTTCCTGACTGCTCGAAGTGGTTGCTGCGACGTTTGCCGAGGCTTCGTTGCCATCGTTAACCGTTATTTGAAATTCATTACTTAGTAGGGTAGTAGTTACCCCGTTTGTTGTTTCCGCTGTACCGCCAAGTGTTACAAAATCGCCATTTTGGTACCCGCCAGTGGTGTCTATTACACGTACAGTAGTAGAACTTGCAGTAGTGACAATGGGGTCATCAGCTAAGGTAATTGTGGCCTTACGGACAGGGGTAACATCGTTGTACTCACCTGATTCTTCTACGTAGAACTTCGTGTTTGTGCCTACCCCTACAAGTAAGTTACTAGCTAGAGTACGCCAGCTATGGATAGAGCGGGAAACACCATTAAACACCTTATTAGATATTTGTTGCCATCCACCGATCTTTTCCGGCAAGCCTTTACGGAACCGTACTTTGTCGGAGTCGTGCCATCCACCCTCAGTACTGTATCGAGTACCTTCTTTGTTTACACCGGGTTTTAGTTCTAACTTGCTTAATGGCATTGTTACCTCTTAATAAGTCCACAGCACAGGTACAGTACTACGTGTGTCTACGTGAACAAAAGTCTTAGCAATACCAATACCACTAAAACCTAGCTCGAATGCTAGTTTTGCTAGCAAGAATCTCTGCGCGCCGCTACTAACTCGTATGTCTGCGGCAATGCCTTTGCTGTGCATCCCCGGCTCTGCTTTCTTAGCTTCGATGGAATGCTTAGGGCTTCTGTAGCCAGAAGTAATTGTAAAGGCAAACCCTGCCGCCTCACGTAGCGCGTCTAACGCATGAATGAATTCGTCCTGCATGTCATTCTCGCCAGTCTCTTGGCAATCGAACTCTTCGATCTTAAAGTATTTAAAGTTACTCATCTGCTTTATAACTCGCGCCGAAGTAAAAAGAAGTTATAGCTGAAACTACACCACCCATGTAGCCTAGGATTAGGCTTACTATAGTGTCGCTATTAGCATCAGGTGGCTGGATAGTAACAAGAAAAATATACCCCACGAAGCCCACCAGAGCGACGAGAGCAACGATTCTTGGCGTCCAATCACCTTTGTGTGCTTGTCTCGCATCTTTGACATCTTGAGCCTCCAAAGCAAATATATCTACTTCCAATTCCGCCATTTTAGTTTCAAAATCTAACTCAGCTTTCTTAACTTCAAGCAATTGTTCTGGTGAGGCGTTCTGTAAGGCTTTCTCAATGCTTTTAGTGTCGTTTCCACAACCTAAAGCAGATGCAATTGCAGACGCAGCAGCGCCACCTAGAGGGCTACCTAAAGCAGTACCTAGAACTGGAGCTACAGCGCCAATTAAGCTCTTAATAGATTTAAAATTCATTTTACTTACCTACTTTCTGCATGGCTAGTTTATGCGAAGCTGAAAAACTCTTACCGTTCTTCATTTCTTTGCGCATAAAAGCCATATGCTTCGCTGTATGATGTTCTTTATGTTTTTCTAGCGTTGTTTTTTGCCGCTCGGTTAGTCCTGAAGCACGTTTACGCATAGCCGTTATCCCAGTGGATTACTGTTTAAGTTACTTAGTCTCGAACTAAGGCGCGCAATTTGCCCTTCAAGCCTTTCAATCGTGCTTTGAAGATTGCTAATTCGGCTTTTATTAACGCTAACGCCGCTTTTGATTTTGCTTGTATCTTGGCTTTGAAGCCCACTAATAGTGCTTTCAAGTCGTTTAATAGTTTGGTCAGCATTGGTTATCTCCGCTTGTATTGTAGCAATGGTAGCCGATATACGGCCTACATCGCTGTTTGATTGTGTGACTTCGAGTGTAGTTAATCTACGTTCCATAACGCGAATTTCTTCAACATTATACAGTTCTGACATAGAATCTTCTAGTTGAGCTACTTTCTCTTCCATAGTAGCAAAAGTCATAGCAACACCACCTAAAGCGCCTGCTATGCCTATCCACGTGCTTATCTGTTCTGCGTTCATCGTGGTATGACTCCAATCTTGTCAGCAGTCTCAGGGAAAAACCCTTGCTCTGTATTTATATTGTCTGTCCAGAATTGATCTTCTACACCCACAAGAATGCCACTCCAAGCTACGTTTAGTTGGTTTAGGTATAGGTCGTCAATACTTACCACAGCAGAGTCGTAGAATGCCTGAACAGTCTCGGTAGCCTGTGTTGTAAACGTAGTCGCTTCAATGATCGCTCCTTCGTACTGTTCAAGCATATTCTTGGTACGCGATGCCACAACCATACCCTCTATACTGGCTGCGTATTTGTCGCGGGTTTCTTGTTTAATCTCTCTTAGGCCGTTATCAGTGGCGTACTTCTCCATACCGATCTTAGTTGACTCACTGGCAACTTCTATCCCCGCAGCAATAGCGGTAACGGCGGCTATTTTCTGCGCTTCGTTAACCATAACGTTCTTCTGCGCTTCAAACTCAACCTGTTGGCCGATAATCTGATCTTGTATTAGCAAAGAAGTAAGGTGCTCTTGAGTGGACTCGGAGAGTGCCAAAGAATAGGCGTCATTGAACGCGTCCAACTGACCTTGGGTAACGTGATACTGTTGGCCAGTGTTAGGATCGACAATAGTAGTAGTACCGTCAACCATGTTGGCGGCCATTTGGGAGATAAAATTGTTTGCTTCCTCACCTATTAGGGAATTTATGACGGCTGTATGATTTTGGAGGTCTGTTTGACTTCTCACGGTAGATGAGAGGCTGATCAGGAATCCTATCAGGGCGATGTTTATAAAACGTGTACGCATCATTTCCAATTAATCCTTGGTTAGTAGGGCACGGAGTCCCAGATTCAAATAAAGCCCACCACACCCTATGATCTTGGCACATAACGCTAACGGCAGCAACCTTTAGACCTAGAGCTTGTAGCTGCTTAGACAGCTTTAAACGCTCACAATTTTGATCTACAACAGGCTTACCAATGGCTAATCCAAACATCTGTGTTTGTACGCCCGCGCTACCAGAAAACACACATACGTCTTGGTTATAAGACGTACCGCTAGGGGCTACCGCAGTATTAACTACAGCGCCCTCTTGTGTAACTGTGGTGGTGGTTCGATTATCAATACTCTCGGCGCTTTGCTGGTTGTTAGAGCCGAAGTCACCTACTGAAGCATCTTGCGCTTCTTGAGCGTTAGACGAGTTTACTGATAATAGTAATGCCGCTAGTAATAACAACCGCATACAGCCCCCAGATCATGTTCTCTAGGCGGATAAACTTCTTAGACCCAGAATCAAGTTCTTTTTTAATATGGGCGTACTTGAGGTTACACTCCGCCTCGTGTTTTTCGATACCCGCGATTGTTTCTGCAATCAATTCCTTCTGCGTTGCCATTACTACCTCTACAATATGTTTAAAGTTATGATTATACCGTCGTGCCCTTCAATAGGGAGGCCCACTTCGGCGTTAAATAAGTCTTCTCTGCCAAAACTCGCAAGTAAGAAATCATACATTGGAGTGTTTGTCTTTACATGCCCTTTTATGGCTGTAATGTCTAAATCCCGTAATACCTTACAAAAGGAATCACCGGACAGTATAAATGCTTTGTTGTTACCTACTACCACGTTTGTGCAGTGGTACGCTTTGTTCTTAACTATACCTGTTGTGTAGCCCGCAACTTCACCGTTTTTAGTTATCTCTGCGGTAAGTTTGTTCTCGCACGCGTGTACGAACATACGCTTTATAGTGTCAAAGTCTGACTTTGTATTAGTATCTATGGTGTCTTTGTTTTCGACGTATAGCTGCTCTAGCTTCACTAGGTCAACTGCGTTAACTATTGCAGTGCTAAACATTGAACGTCACCGTCACGGAAGCGTCTTCTACGGTGCCAAATATATCAGCCCCAGTACCTGTCCATTGCGCATAGTTAACTCCATCATTCGTTACCTTTTGGAAAGTAAGCCCACTCATAGTAACCGTACCTAAACTCGTTATTACAGACGTAACTGACGTGGCAGATAGGACTTCGCTTGGGTCTGCTACCGTAAATGTAAAGTTTGGAGCAATGTTTGACGTACGGAGAACGTGTACGGTGTAGTTAGCGCCACCAACTGTTACGTGGTTAGGAGATAATGAGCCAATTTGGGGGGTAGCTTCATCAGAGGTTACTGAAAACGGTAGCGCTACAAACCCATAATAGTAACCATCTTTTGCGTTAGTAACCCCCACAGTCATAGTGGAGACATTAGCCCCACCCCCTGCGCCGCCTACCATCATTATAGCGCCAGAAGACATTAACTAACGCCCCCACCAAAGATAACATATAGGTTAGCTTGTACGCATACGATCTCGGCTACGCCGCCCTGCACAATGGTTCTATCAGTGCTCGCGTCACCCGGAGTGTAAGCTGAACCTGAACACAGGGCTATAACATCGTCAGTACCACCGGATTCGATAGTAATATCAGCCGAAGCATGAGCGTTAACAATAACCCAAGTAGAGCCAACAGGGACATCTGCTGTAGCTGCGTCAGGTAGAGTGTACGTAGTGTCTCCACTAGCTGTGGATATAATTCTTTGCCCAACAAGTGCTGTCATAGCTGCGGCGTCTTTTGCGCCACTAGCAGATACACTTACCGTGGGTGATCCTGAAATACTCGCGCCTTTTACTACACCCTTTGAAGTAGTGTTACCCGTGGCGGCTGTTACAACAAGTTTGTCTGTGTTTACAGTTACATCACCCGTCACACCTAACGTAGTACCTACAGTAGCGGCAGCAGCCATAGTAGTCGCGCCAGTAACATCCAGTGTGCCACCCATTGTGGCATTGCCTGCGGTGCTAGTACCTGCTTCTTTAACATCTGCGCCGTCACAATATAGGATAGCGGTTTTGCCGTTAGGTATAACCACGCCAGCGT